GAATGGACAAGGCGGAAGCACAAGCAATGTGCGAGTTGTTACACCGGATCGGATTCTTGGTGTTGAGCGTGGACTTGGACAGGGAGACGCTGACTATCCGACCGCTCCCGACGAAAACATGACAAGCCAAGAACTTGCTGACTTCCAGCAGGAGTTCAGTGAATGGTCACGGCAACGCATACTGACCGACGGCTTACGTCAGTACGACCGTGGTGATCGCCAAGCGTTTGAGGACCTGGACTTCCCCACCCTCATCACGTACGCACAGGAAGAACTGGCAGACATTGTGAACTACGCAGCGATGTTGTCGATCAAACTACAACGATTGAAAGAGTCAGTATGAGTGATGATCTGATCTTTGTAATACCCGATCTTCAAATACCCCTGCAATCGAAAGGGTTTTGCGATGCCATGGCGCAGTGCATTGACGATAATCGTGGGCGCGTCAGCAGAGTTGTCACTATCGGTGACGAGTTGGATTTCACGAGCATTGGACGATGGAGTGACGGGACTCCTGCGGCGTACACGAAAGCACTAGGGAAGGAACGTGACGAGTGGGTTCAGGTCGCCAAGGACCTGCAAGTCACAGACACTATCCGGTCCAATCACACTGACAGGCTCTACAACAGCGTCATGCGGAAGGTCCCTGGATTGCTGGGCGTACCGGAGATGGAACTGCCGAACTTCATGCGCCTACCGGAACTCGGCATCACCTTCCACCCGAAAGGGCTGCGTTTAAAGGACTACATCTTTCTTCATGGTGATGAGGCAGGCACCAGCCAGATCGCTGGGACCACGGCGAAGAACCTGGTCAATAAGACTGGTTTAAACGTGGTGTGTGGTCACACTCACCGGGCGGGGATTGTTCCTTACACGACGTCGATCAACGGCAAGGTCACTCGGACTTTGTTTGGCATCGAAACCGGTCACTGCATGGACGTGAGCAAGGCTTCCTACGTCAAGACACACAACTGGCAGCAAGCGTGGACTGTGCTGTATCCCACGGGTTCGACGTTTACACCGGCCCTCATGCCCGTCGTAAAGAATGGCTTTACGTTTGAGGGCACTCGTTATGAGTGGTGAACGCAACGTATCTCTCGTGCCAATCGTGGCACGTAACGTGACCAAGGTTGCTAAGCGTGTGGCTCGGTCGCACGAGGGCTACACATCGACTGATGACCTGATTCAAGAGGGCTGGCTGTGGGTCCTGGACCATGAGCAGAAGGTGTGGGACAACCTGGATGATGAAGCCATGCCAGACAAGGCATTCGACCGATGGATTTATGCACGCTTACGCACGCACATGCACCGGCATTGCATCAAGCAGCGCACGTTGCAGGATGGTACGAAGCCCGGTGACTACTACGTTTACACGTCCGCTGTGATCGAAGCCCTGATCCCCGATGCTTTCGATACGGAACCTATGCCTGGTGGTAGCAGCCATGATGTAAACGTCATGCGTGGTAGGCGTGCACCGAATGAGGGCAACGAATACATCACCATGGTCGCTGACATTCAGCAGGCTTTGCAGCACTTGGATGATGCTGATTACCAATACATCCACATGCGTTACGGCGATGGTGGATTGTCGACGGAAGTAATGGCCGTGCATTACGAGGTAACTCAACGAGCCGTACGGTTCCGTTTAAACAGCATCGTTCGGAAGATGCAGAAGTTCTTGGACGGAGACAAAAAGAAAGAGAGGCGCTACTCCAAGAGCAACGCCTCCGCTATCGCCTCCACCTCTCGCATGGAGGACGGTTCGTTCTAAGTGCCCCGTGTGCGCAGGAGCCGGGGCCACGCTCCCAACCACCACATCGCAGGTGAAAGGAGAAAATCCCTGCGTGGGTTGCGACTTTAGAAAGGAACCGTCAGTTCCTGGTGAAAGGCAATGCGCCTCACCACTGCGTCCAGTTCCTTAGCCTTAAGACCAGGTGTCGAACCGTCGGGCCTGCCCGGTCCGGTGACGATGACGTCACCCACGATTGGGTGTCCACTGCGGCCTAACCCCCACGCAATCTCGTTGATGGGTAGACCCTTGGGGATTCCTTCATCATCGACCCACATCAGCAAGTCATCTTGAATGTGAACGACGTTGCACATGGATGCGACTTCATCCCGTAGCCGACGTGCTTGAGCCTTCTCGTCACGGGGCCAGTTGTGCACCGCCCACGTTCCGTCCGTCTTGATCTTGACGTACTTGAGCATCAGCCATTTCCTTTCTGTTCGTCGAAGAACAGGCCACTCTCCGAGTACGGCTTGAGTAGGGCGTTCCCCTTCTCTCGCTTGCCTGAACCTGTATGGATGTACTCCTTGCCCCTCTTTGCTGCCCTGCGTTGAGCACGGTTCAAGGGAGGCTGTTTAACGATCTTGTAGCGACTCACTTTTCCTCCTTGTCATGGCACTTGCACGTGCAAATGAGATACCCTGCACTGCGCCCGTAGCAACGGTCATGGTCTGGCTCTTGACCGACCCACTTCTTGCAGTACGCCGAGACACCCTCGTGCCGTTTCCAGTTCTGCATGAATGCAGCCTATCACATCTGCCTGACATCACCTTGCACCGGGTCCCATCCAACGTTGCCGCACGTCTTGAACTGGCACAACGCAACGTCACCGTCTGCCCCCTCCCTGATGACCACGTACTCGTCGCTGTGGCACCGAGGACAGGTCAGGTTTAAACGCACTGGCTCGTATGCTCGTTCGATAAGTTCTTCCGCTGTCGGCTGGTTGTTGGCGGTGTCATCTACGGGAGTCGGCAGTCGCACTAGCGACCCGCACGCCGGACACAGCCCGTCTGTCAGGTACAGGGCAGGAAGCCTGGTGTCGGGGTCGAACACGACGCACGAATAGAACATCGTGTTCCCGCACAGGCACTCATGGGTTGGCCCCGCCCACCGATGATCGTCAACGATCTTGACGCCTGGGAATGGGTGATCTAGCACGTCCAACGTCCTCCGTACCAGTGGAACTTCCCTGCCCACGGACGGTTGGCATGGTGCCCGTCAAGGGTGCGTCTAAACGCACTGGTTTGCAGCCACGGGTCCCACTTGTGCACTGATGTTGCTCGCAACTCACGCGCAAATGCTCGCTGCTCTTTCAGTGAATCGGTAGAAAGATACGTTGCAATGTCACCACTGCGTAGCATCCAATAGGTCGCACCATTGGCCAGTGGCTGGTTCATTTGGTACGCACCCAGGTACTTCCGTGTTGGATTGCGGGACCACCAATGGCTGTTGCTCTCACGCATACGCACGCAATGCTCATACTCCACGTAGTAGTGCGGCAGAGGGTAGCCACTCGGGTCGGTTGAGGACTCATGGTTTGCACTGGCCTCGGGTGCCATGAACATGGACGCACCCAAGATCACGGGGAGAACAACGGCTGCTACTCGGTCAGACCTACGTTTAAACATCGGCATTACCTTCCTCGTCGTGTTTGTTTATTTGCAGGATCAGGGCGTTCGCGTTCTTGCTGGCTGCAAAGACCACGCCCTTGTCGATTGCTTTCTTGGCTGCGTTCTTGGTAATGAATGGGCCATGCAGGTGGACGCACACACCTGGGTCAACGACCAGCACGTACCAGTCGGTCCTCTCGGCACGAAGTCGATCTACTGTTCGTAAGACGTCGACCGCCAGGTCGTTGGCACTAGGTGCGGGACTGTCAAGGATCGTGGCTATGGCGTCGCGTTCTTTCGGTCGGATAGCCATTAACTGACCTCGTTAAGTTTCTTGGTGGCGAGCCGTGCTTTCGCACGCTGCTGCTCTTTCCCCTCGGCGGACTCAAACCGGGCGTGGTAGCACTGCGAACAGTTGGTGCTGAAAACATGGTTGTACGGGTCATCGACTGGTTGCTTCACTCGCACAAAGTCGTAGTCCGGCTTGAGGTCGTGACCGTTCTTGCACTTCTTAGGTAACTGATGACGCCAGTCCTCGTTTAAACCAAACCAGTGGGTGTTCGTGGGTTCAACGACGTTGACCTTGAGTCGTCGTCGTATGTCTGCTCTTTCCTCGGCAGTTGTGCCTGCCCAGAAACCGAACTCTTCTTGGTGCACTGACCAGTTGAGACACTGCTTGAGGATCGGGCACGTGCTACACATGCTCTGCATCTCAGCCAGTTGCTTATTGGTGGGGTACTCGGTGAAGAACAGGTCGGACTCCCCCGCGCACGCCGCATGTTCGTAGTCGATGGTCGGCATCAACGCTGCAAGGAGCCAGCCGTAGCGTGCGTGTAAACGCCACGACCAGCGCCTCGGCCAAACTCCCAGGTGATTGGGTTTCGTTGCTCCCGGTGGTTGTTCAAACACGATCCGGTCACGTGACTTGCGTCCCACTACTGCTCCAATGTTGGATGGATACGTTGCAATCAGGTCTAACGACCGAACTTGGTCCAGTCGCCATGGCCAATGGAATAGAAACCAACCTGCGGATCGGGGAACACGAACGCAAGCGCGTCGATGCTCGCAATCTCCGGTGCCAGGTCGTCCAACGTGACGCTCACCCACTCGGTCACGTACCCGGCACGCTCTTCCATGCCACGCACCTGAGCCAGCACCTGGGGGTCACTGATCCAGGCCACCTCACCCACGACACTCTTCTGCCGACTGTCCTGGGAGCGCACCATCCATGGATACGCTGCATTGAGGTCGTTTACACGCAACTCATACTGCGCGACAGCAAACGGATCGGTATGCGCTGGCACCAGGTCGATGCCGTCCAGGAAGTACGGGTTCAACGGCTCCCCCGTGCGCAACGTGCCGTACACAAACAACGGCACCGGTCGGTTCCTACTCGGTGTGATTCTCACTGCTACCCCTTTCTACGTTGGCTATTCCTAGGTCGTGCATGGCGGTCACGAATGCGTCGTCGTCCATCCATTCGTGGATCGACAGAGGATCGCTACCGTCCACCAGGTGGTACCGCCATGCGATTGCACGCTTCACGTCAGCGCGTGCATCCTTGGTCCACTGAGCCTTGGCCAGCAGGCGAAGTACGTGGGACGCATCACGCCCCACGTACTCGCTGCCACTGGCAAACGTCAGTCGAATCATGGATAGCAGGGTACCACACCTGCGCAACAGACTGGTCACTGCGACTCGCCCCACATCAACTGTTCGTCAGCCTCTGCCATCATCTCAGCGACTGCCTCCCGGTCGTCCCACTCCCACTCGGAGGGGGACACGGGCACTACCTCGGGAGCATTGGTGTAAACACCATTGGCGAAGTCATACCCTGCAATGACGTGCGGCTTAGCAGTGCGACGCGCTTTGCCCTTGCCCTTGGACTTGGCCTTGCCCTTTGCCTTGGACTTGGCAGCACCGGTACCGAGGGTCCAACGTTCGGACGCCTTGGACTTGGGACGTGATGCGTTTACACGCACCCGTGGTGCAGCAGGCACCGGCTCGAACACCTCGCTCGAAACGATGACGCCCTGTTGAATCTGCAAGTACGTACCCTCGGGTAGGTCCTGCGTCCACTCCAACTTCACACCTGCCGCATCGACTGCTTCCTTGAGAATGTGCATCGTCGATCCGTAGACGAACGATCCATTCTTGGTCTGCCCCACCGCTAACGGTGAGCCATGACCACGTGCCAGGTGCAGTGTTTCCACACTGTCCCGGGTGTCGTACCAGGCGAGAGCGATGCGACCGTGCAGCATCTCTAACGCATCGGTCACCGGCAGGTCGCCGTGTGCCAGCAGTGCGAAGATTGCTTCACTGTCGACCTCACCGTGACGGTCGACGTCATCGCCCAGCATGGCGAACAGGTCGTCGTCATGCCCGTAGTCCAGGGTCCCGTTGTGGGTGCCAATGATCGTGCCCTGTTTGATCGGGTGATTATTGAGCGGGTTAGCAGGTGAACCCTTGGTCGCATACCGGGTATGCAGGATGCGCGACGTCGCCTCGGACTTGTGGTGCCCGTGCTTGACCCACGTCGATGCGGGCACTGCGGCTTTCTTACTGCGCACCTTGCCGTTACTGAGCCACGCTGCACCACTGGCGTGCTTGCCACGTGCCTCACATTCCATGAGCAGGTACCCGGCCAACAGGTCGGGGTCGATCTGCCCGTGATCCTTGGGGTTCAAGCAGAACCCACCGATTCCACACATAACTACCGTCCTTTCGTTTCCTACCGATAATGAATGCAGTGTATCACACCCGTATGTCAGGCATGTTGTAGGCCATGATGTTGACCAACGTTGACCAGGAGAAGAAGAGGGTGCGTTTAAACGCGCACCCTCTGCTCCTGCCACCAACCACTTCCCAGGTGACGGACCTCCACCCGTTGCACCTCATACCTCGGTGCCGGTGGTGTCTCGGTCCTCTCCGGTACCGTCGGCTGCCACCACAACACGTCGTACACCCACGAACCACCGTTGCGGTCGGGTCGGTGCGTCACTGCGGGTCGCAACCGTGCCGGGTGCCGATCCTCGTGCCACGCGCGGTCCAATATCGACACGACGTTTAAACCCATGTGACCACTAGGCCGCCACTCATACCGCTCCTGGAAACGCTGCATCACCTCGTTTTGGAAACGGTGCACGATCTCCGACACCGTTGCGAGATTGCGGGTACTTTCCTCACCGCGTTTCTTTCTCCCGTCGTAAGGTTGAAACACCCACCCCACCCGCCAGTTGGGGTTGCCGTTCATATCCGCGCCACGTGTCACCCATACGTCAGCCCATCGTGGACCATGGGCCGCCCACTCCCGGCGACTGCGATCCCACACCGAGAAACCCGCCCGGGCTTGAGGGATGACCAGCGTGTGTCGTTGATACCGGGTGAACGAATCACCCTGCACCTCGATATTCCGATCCTCCGACCGATGCCACCGGAGATGGTCGGCGGCCACAATGTCCTGCCCGATACGCCTAGGCATGTTTAAACACCTGCCCGACGTCGCTCGTACCCACGTGCTGCGCGTTCGGTAGCGCGTTGCTCGGCCAGGTCCAAGTTCTCCACCCGAATGATCTTGAGTTCACTGAGCCCCCACACCAACCGACGTGCATGGCGTGCGTTCTCTGCCACCACCGTGTCGAACGTGCGCGGCGACAGGTACGTCCCCACGTTCGGGTGATGGTGGACCAACTGATAATGCACCCGATATCTGTGCATGTTTAAACACTCCCTTTCGTTGTCGATCTGGCTACCGATCTGGCAACCATTCGGGAACCCCGACCCGGTGAGCCGGGGTCCCCTGATGGTGGTCAGACGCCCTGTAACGAACGGAGACGCGCTAGCCGGTCCGTGGTGGCCGGTGCATCCGGGTCGGTCGGTACGGGTGCCGACGGTGCCGGTGAGCCGGTCCCCCGACGCTCCACCCATCGACGGTGATCCTCTGAGAGGAACCCCATATCAACCAACCAGGACAGGTAGTCACCATTCGACGTGGTGTACGTTGCATTCGACTCCGCGTGTAGACGGGTGGCACGGATGTACCCGACCCATCCCATGATCTTGCGGAAGTTAATCGAACCGTCACGTTGCCGAACCTCAAGCGTCCCGCGCTCAAGGAACCACTGCGTATTCACCGCATAGCCGTGAGACGACGCCACGCCCGTCAGAGTCCGGGCGTCGCCCGCTTGAGCGGCCGTTACGAACCGGTCCCATGCGGAACCCGACAGGACCGCGCACCATTCGGAATACCGGCCGCCACGTTCCCGACCGGACCGAACCAGGGTGTCGGTCACGTTCTGGCGAGAGGACCAGATGCGTCCCCACCTGGCGAGCGCATCCTGCCCAATCGATGCGAACTCCATGTGCACGTGGAGTCCGGCCGTGCGCCGTGCACTCTGTGGCCGGAGGACCCGTGCGCCAATCTCATTCAACACACGGGTGACCGTCGCCAGGTCCTCAAGATGACGCGCGTCATCCCAAGTTAGGACCGGTGACACCACCTCCACTTTCCACGGAAGCCGACCGGAGGTCGGGATGGTCACGTCATCCTTCACCTGCCACTTGGAATAGTCCCGACCGGAGTACGGGGCAGCAATCGCGGGGATGTTTAAACCCGCCGCATTCAACGCATCTGCCACCTGCGAATGGCGCAAGGGTGATGCCATCTCCATTTCAATCCCAAACGTGAGCGCCATGGCTACGCCACCTCCGTCAGACGTAGCGAGCAAACCGCACCCGGTGAGCCGTTCGGGTGATCCCGGCCGCACAGAGGTGCGCCCGATTCGATCTGAGACGACGACAGCCGAACCCTCACGTCGTCATGGATGGAGCACGACACCAACCGCATCCGGCTCCCCGTCTGTCGACGTCGACCCGATTGGATCGCCTCTGCCGGGTACTCCCCCGCCTCCGCTACGTAGTCATCCACCTGTCGGAAGATGACTTCGGCGCGTTCGTTCGTCGGGTTCACTGTCCACCCGTCGACGAACCATCCACGGTTGGCCAGGGACGACGCCCGACGGTCCGTCAATCGACCTGTGCCGACGATCCGCACTCTGTCGATCAAGTACGCCAGGACCGTCGCCACCTCTGCCGACTCTGCCAACAGAGGCGACACAAGCAGCACCGTGCGCCCATCCTCATCGCGGCCGATATCGGCCACCCTTCCCGACCTGGCACGTTGTGCCGGGTAGGACGGAAGAACCGCGACCGGTTCCCCGTTCGTCATGCGGCTAGCCAAACCGGCTAGCCATTGCTCCCGATTCATCGGGACCCCTTTCGTTGTGTCGGACCCTCTGTCCGATTCCCACAAATGCAGGGTACACCATCCCCGATGTGCGGCACGTTCAAACGCCCCGATTCGGCCGATCGAATCTGGCCACCTCCGATCCGGCCAGGTGGGTCCACTGACTGTCCTACCGGCCGGGTCTGGCATTTCGTGGCACATGGTGGGTGGCCGGGTCGATTCGTGTCGGAGGTGGTGGGGATGGGTGGGGAACTTGAGCGGCAATCGACCGGTGTCGGGATCGAAAGGATGGAAGGAGAGGTGGTGTAAACGTTCGACCCGGGCGATTTTAAACCGCGCGTCCTATTTACTGTACGTATCACTTTACATGTGTGGCCTATTTCGGAATGGGGGCAAATATGGACATAATGGGGCGGATTTAAAGTTTTTTTTGGTTTTGACTTCCTCTACCCCCCCAGAGGTAGGTATTAACTTAAGTGGAGAGTGTTTTATTTATTTATTAGTGAGCGCCGCTAGGCGCGAGCGCGGCGCTCTTTGTGTTTATTAATTAGGGCGGCCTCCTTGGGCCGCCCCTATTTGTGTCTTTAAATCATTAACCCGGCTCTAACAGTCGTCGCCGGGTTTATTACTTACTCACTGTGTTTGGGATTGGACTGTGTATGCCTAGAGGTAGGAAGGATGGTCAGTCTCAGGAGGCTGTGAAGGCGAAGTTTCTGGATGAGATTCAGAAGGGTCGCAATATTGGTGAGGCTTTGGCGGCTGTGGATCGCGGCCGGAAGGCTTACGAGAATTGGCGTGCGACGGACAAGGTTTTCGCTGGGAAGGTGGATAACCTTCGGGGCCGCGTCTCGGATGCTTTGGCGGTTTTGCGTGATGGTGGGTTGCCGGAGTTTCCTGAGTTCAGTGAGAAGTATTTGGATGCCCCGGTTTTTCCGCATATGCAGAATGTGGTGGATTTGTTGGAGGGCCGTGATCCCGGCTGGTTGCACCCGGCGATGAATTGGGAGCGTAACGAGGCGGACTTGGTGATTTGTAACGTCCCGCCTGAGCATGGCAAGTCGACTGTGTTGACGATGAATTATCTGTGTTACCGGATCGTGAAGGACCCGAACATCAGGGTCATCGTTATCTCTAAGACGCAGGCCATGGCTAACAAGTTCTTGTATGGCATTAAGACCCGGTTGACGCACCCGAAGTACGCGGAGATGCAGCAGACGTGGGGGCCGCAGGGCGGGTATGACGCGAACTCGGAGTCGTGGTCGCAGTCGATGATTTACGTGAACTCGGATTCGCGGGATAGCGGCGAGAAGGACCCCACGGTTCAGGCGCTGGGCGTTCGGGGGCACGTTTATGGATCGCGTGCGGACATAATCATCTTGGACGACTGTGTTGACGGCACTAACGCGCACGAGTTTGAGAAGCAGATTGAGTGGATTCAATCTGAGGTGATTTCTCGTATCTCGGCCAGCGGCATGTTGCTGTGTGTTGGTACCCGGTTGCAGTCGAAGGACTTGTACGTGGAGTTGCGTAACCCGGCTCGGTACCCCGATGAGACGTCCCCGTGGTCGTACTTGTCGATGCCAGCGGTGTTGGAGTACACGGACGACCCGCAGGACTGGACGACCTTGTGGCCGAAGAGTCACATCCCTGAGATTGGTGCCCGGGGTGAAATGGCTGAGCCTGATGCTGACGGCTTGTACCCGAAGTGGGATGGGAAGCGTTTAAACAAGAAGCGTGCCCGTATGCAACCACGTACGTGGGCGATGGTTTACCAGCAGGAGCAAGTAAACACTGAGGCGATCTTCTCCCCCGATATGATTTCCGGCTCCGTTAACGGTGCACGGTACGCGGGGCCGATCCCCAGGAACGTGCCAAGCGTGCGTGATGGGCGCGGCGGGGACGGGCTGGTGTACGTGATGGGTGTTGACCCGGCTACGTCGGGTTGCACGGCGGCCGTAGTGATGGGCTTGGACGTCGCAACGCAGAAACGCTACGTGATAGACGTTTACAACCAGGCTGGTACGACTCCGACGCAGATGCGGGAGATGATTACTGGCTTCATTGACACGTACGGCCTGTCTGAGGTTCGTATTGAGAAGAACGGCTTTCAGGGCTTCTTGGTTCACGACAATGAGTTGAACCAGTACGCGGCTAATCGCGGCACGATGATCCGACCCCACTTCACTGGTGTCAATAAGCATGACGCTGACTTCGGCGTAGCGTCGATGACTGCCTTGTTCGCTGGGTATGAGGACAAGCAGTGCATGGTGGAGTTGCCTTCGACGCAGAACAGCGAGGCAATGCGGCAAATGGTGGAGCAGTTGTCCACTTGGCAGCCTTCCGCACCTAAGAGCCAAAAGACGGACATTGTTATGGCCTTCTGGTTCGCGGAACTGGCGTGCAGGGACCGTGTGGTGACGTGGACCGGAGGGGCGCACCGTAAAAACGAGTTCCTGACTCCGTGGGATTTACGGCAACAAAGAACATTCTCGTTAACTGACGCAGAAGCGCATGGTTTGTGGAAACCAGTAGGAGCGGCATGACAGATTTCAGTAAGGACCTCAAGAACAAGTACGAACGCTTGAGGTCTAACAACGCATCACGCGATGCTCGCATGGGTCTTGTGCGGATGATCCGCCAAGGACGCATGAATGAGGTCTATCCTGACCTGTTCCCTGCTGGCCCACTGAACATGGGCATCGTTGCGAACATGATCGACGTGGCTGCCCACGACTTGGCAGAGGTTTTGGCTCCGCTTCCGGCGTTTAACTGTGCATCATCCAAATCAGTGAGCGATTCGGCACGAAAGTTCGCTGAGAAGCGCAGCCTCATTGTTCAGGGGTACGTGGCGCATAGCGACCTGGGTCGCCAGATGTACCGCGCCGCTGACCAGTACTTCACGTACGGTCACGTCCCCTCGCTGATTGAGATTGACGACGAGAACAAGATGCCCCGCATCACGTTCTGCGACGCTCTCGGTGCCTACCCGGTGTTTGACCGCTGGGGCAAGGTCAAGGAGGCGATGTTCTCCTACACCCTGACCAAGGATGAACTGCTGGATAAGTACCCGAGCGCCGCTCGCGTGCTCAAACCGCAGCCCGGTTCGTACAACATGGATAAGAGCACGCACACAGTCGTGCGCTACCACAGTGCGACGCAGAACATCATGTTCATGCCCGAGAAGGACGGGTTCATCCTGGAGCAGTACGCGAACCCCGTGGGTATGTGCCTGGCTGAGTGGACCGTCCGACCGACAGTGGACGGAGAACCCCGTGGGCAGTTCGACGATGTTGTGGGCGTGCAACTCGCTAAGGGACGCATGGCGTTACTGGCGCTTGAAGCGGCAAACAAGAGCGTCCAGGCTCCCCTGGTGCTGCCCCCTGACGCGCAAGAGTTGGCACTTGGACCAGACAGCGTTCTGCGTACGGCGTCCGCCGAGAAGGTACGGCGCATCCCGCTAGAGGTGCCGCAGTCTGCGTTCGCTGAGCAGGGTGTGCTGGATGCGGAACTGCGCAATGGCTCCCGCTACCCAGAGGTGCGTACCGGTAACACCGACAACAGCATCGTGACCGGCCGAGGGGTGCAAGCACTCATGGGCGGATTCGATACTCAGATACGCGCAGGGCAAGCGATGTTCGCCAAGACGCTTGAGAACTTGGTGTCTAAGGCGCTGGAACTTGACGAGAAAATCTACTCCGATCTTGAGCGCACCATGCGCGGGAACATGCAGGGCACTCCGTACGAAATCAAGTACAAGCCTGCGCGTGATATTAAGGGTGACTACACCGTTGACGTGCAGTACGGACTCATGGCTGGCCTTGACCCCAACCGTGCGCTCGTATTCGGCTTGCAGGCACGTGGAGACAAACTGATATCCCGTGATTTCCTGCGCCGTCAGATGCCGTTCGCTCTTGACGCCACAGAAGAAGAGCAGATGGTCGACATTGAAGAGATGCGCGACTCCCTAAAGAACGCCGTAGCCGGTTACGCGCAAGCGATACCCGCGCTCGCGTCCGAGGGGCAGGACCCAGCCGACATTTTGCAGCGGGTCGCAGAAATTATTGCTGGACGCGAGAAAGGGCAACCGATTGAGAAGGTTGTCATGGAGGCTTTCGCGCCAGATGAACCACCAGCCGGGGCTGACCAGGCAGGCATAGAAGCCACTGATCCTGGCTCCCTGATGGGTGGCGGCCCCGCTGGTTTAAACCCCGACGGGACCATGCGCGGAGTCGCACCGGGTCAGCAAGGCATGGGACCGGGCGGTAGGCCCGACCTACAAATGCTCATGGCTTCCCTCGGCAGCGGTGGTGAGCCGAATCTTCAAGCAGGTGTTTCTCGCAGGCTTCCAATCTAGGAGACAGAAATGGCTAGGAATCAAGACTTAATGGCCGGTATCCGCATGGGTGAGATTGCTGTCTCCTTTGTCGCTAGTGGCGCTTCTTACTCGCCTGACATTGCCGACGACATTACGCGCCGTGCCCTAGATATGTGGCACGGAGCGATTGCTTCGCTTGACGATTTCGACATGTTGGATAACGAGGAAGAGGAAGAGGACGAAATCGGACCGCTTCCAGAACGTGAATTGCAGACACCACACATTGTTCATTTTGTAGAGGAATGGGGTGACGACCTTGGCTAGAGGTGGCTATCAGAAGCCGCGTAAACCGGCCCCTGTGTCGAACCCTGGGTCCCTCAGTCGTAGAACAGATGGTGGTCCTGCACAGGTGACACAAGATATGACCGGCCTGCCTTATGGCGAGAACGCCGATTTCAACGAAATGCAGTCAAGTGCACCTTTAGCGGCCACTCCCGGTCCTGCCATGAACTCAAATCCTTCGCAGGCCGGGGGTGGCACTCCATCGACTACTGGATTGTTCTCTCCCTCGCAGCGACCCGAAGAGCCAGTTACTGCTGGCGTTGACTTCGGCCCCGGCATGGGCAACCAACCCATCACTCCTGCCCGACGATTGAGCGATGTGTACGCAGAAATGGCGGCAAAGAATCCTGATAGCGAACTGACCACCATGGCTGCGATAGCACGACGCATGGGGTATTAGGTGGCTGAGAAGGACAAGAAACTCGCCGGGAAGTCTGTTCTCAGTGCCGAGTTCGATTCTTTATGGAACGCAGTAGAGCCTCCCGTAACAGTTGGGCGCAGTAACCCTGCCTTGGGGACGCCAGATAATCCTGCCGGTCGCATGAATCAGATGCGTTCGCAGATCACTCCACCCCCGTTGTCGACTGTGGACCCTGCGTTTAACGAAAAAATCGACCGTCTTGATCGGAAAGTAGACACTGCTCGGCAGGCGTACATCCGTGAGAACTTCAACCCTGGTCAGCGCCCCGGCTTCACTCGCATCACCAGCCCCGTGCCGGACGTCGACGACATTCTTGTCGGTCCCGGTGAGTACAACCCTGGCGCTCTGCCTAATGAGTACACCGAGGGCTTCAACTTGCAGGCCCAACTGGACCGCAACCGTGTGGAGCGCGGCGAGTTTGATCCGATAGAGGACGCTGACTACAACGCCATGTTCAACCCTCTCGGTGAGGGTGCGGCGCAGCAGAAACTAGAGCAGGACCTTGAGTGGCTTGAGTCTGAGGGTGACCTGCGCAACCTGTTCGATGACCCGCCGATCACGGCAATGAAGGGTCAGCAGCGCCGCAACGAGTTCATCGCCTCCAAGTACCCGCTTCTTGCGATGGGTCTGGCGCAAGGCAACTACACAGACCGTGAGATGCGCGAGTCAATCAACTTCGCTGTCGCCTTCGATGCCGCCGCTTTTCTGAACAACACGAACATGACCAACGATCAGGCCAAAGCGTTCTTCGGCCGGATGAGTGAGCCGCAGCAACTACTGGTTCGTGACATTGCC